TGGAAATAAAATCTTACAACAAAGAATTTACTCCATACTCACGTGTTCCACTACAAGAGTGGACAGATGGTTATCTAAAAGCCAATTCTCCAAATATTTGGAGTGTGTGTATTCAGAGTATATCAGAATACATCCAGAAAGCGTTGGGGCTAAGTTGTACTGTATATGAAATTTCACAATCATTACAATATAACTTAGTGCTTTCTGAGCTTTTAAACGTTTTTTATCCTGGTCTAACCAAGATTAGGGTGAAAGACTTTTGTTACAGTCTACAATACTTACTAGGCAAAGACGAGACAAGCACAACAAAAAATATTAAATATTTCTATGCTGCACCATTCTCATTTGCTTGTAAAAGTAAGTATCCTCTTGAGAGGCCCGATAGTATTAATGCTTCCCACAAACTGTTTCCATATAGTAACCGTTTTAGAACGATGTTACGTAATAGATGTATTGGTGGTAAAAAGGCATTAACTTTTTCTATTAGTCTCTCCTATAGCAAACGATCTGCAGTAATGGTTCCAAAATCATTTGTAGAAGAAGCTGTAGAAAAATATAGATCAAAATTAAGTACAGAAAAAGTACTTGAATTCTTTCCTTATGACACCGTTAAACGTGTCGTTAAAGATGTAATTAAGAAACCTATTACATTTCTTGAGTATATCGAGAATTGTAACTCGGTAGTTAGTATTTCTGCATCTACTGAAGGAAATCAGTTTTTAAATTATAGTAAACAATCACCCACAATAGAATTAAAAGGTGTTCTTGGACAAGTTTATTCTGGTCCATGTCCTGCTCCATATTTTCTTTATTCATTAGTTGATGAAGAGAGTATGGAAGGGAATTTGACACCTCTTTGTGAACCTTTAAAGGTTCGTAATATAACCACAACATCATGTATGGAATTTTCATCTGGCAAACCTTTACAGATTGCCTTAAGTAAAAGGATGAAACATTCACCATTTTTATTATATGGACGTGATGCTAAAGAAGAGGATCTTGAGGAACTTCGTTTAAGAAGTATCTCCTATTGGTCTTCTTTAGGTTATAATGAATTAAAGTGGATTAGTGGTGATTATGAAGCTGCTACAGATAATATTAACCCAGATTTCTCACGTTTTACTGAGGATTGTCTTTTTCTTGAGAAAAAGATAGAGGATTTTGATTTAGTCCCAAGGGACCAGGTTAAACCTCTATGGAACATAATGGCAAAAATTTTTCAATATTTGCCAATAAATGGTCCAAATTGTCAAAAACGTAACTGGATATCTGTTAATATTTATATTAGCATTTTCACAAGTAAAAGTTCTTCCTTATCTTTAAAGAGAAGAAATTTGTGGAAAGGGCGTAGCATTAACTATAATAATGATTTTCTTTGTAAACAAAAGTTTGGGCAAATGATGGGAGATATAAAATCTTTTCCAATTTTATGTCTTATGAATCTTAGTTTATGGAGAGGTTGTGTAGAAGAATTTTTAGATAATACAAAAATTCCTATGCCACCTTGTCTTGTAAACGGTGATGATTTTTGTGCCTATGCTCCAGAATCAGTTATTAATATCTGGTTTAGGAAGGCATCTGACTATAATTTTATACCATCAATTGGTAAGAGTTATATTTGTCAGAATCAAGTCACAATTAACTCTCGATGTTTTACATATTCAAATATGTGTAAGTCCATGAAGTTAATTGATATTGTTCCCATTAATATCTTATTTAAATCTCCTTGTGATGTACCTATAACTCAATCAATAAATGAATTGATATTAGATCGACCTTTACTTCTTAACCGCTGGTTAAACTATAATAAGAAAACTTGTCATAGTCTTACTCGTGGTGGTGTAATTAACTTATGTCTACCTGAAATTTTAGGTGGACTTGGTGTACGTTCTGTACCCAAAAGAATTACTAGTAAACAAGGAGGTATTGCTTTAAATAATTTGAATAAGATTAATTTAAAATTGCCAAACTCTTATATGGTTACCCCTAAATGGGAAATAAGACCATATAGAACTAATAGGAAAGAAGGATCAATTGATCTCCTTAAGAAACATGAACATCAACATGCCTATCACACTGATTGTCGTGATATTGCACGTGATGCTTGGTTATCTAATTTATCTCGAGAATTTTCTGGAAAGTATTTCCTAAAATTGAAACATGGTAGTTTCGTTAGAAAATTTTTTCGAGTGGAAGGTAAGAAATTCTTCTGGAAAGAAGAATATAATAGCTTATATGATTATAAGGTTCCTTCCGAACCAAGAAAGTATCTTAAGGTTTGTAGTCTGTGATGAATACTTCGTATTCTGTGGAACGTCTAGGGTATTATATCCAATGAATTCAAATAATATGAATCCACAACCATTGTCCCGGGTAAATAAGGGCACTTCCTCTTCTAACAGACGTAGAAGACAGAAGAGAAATAAGTCTAAAATTATTAAGAACAATTCTAGAGAAGAAGCTCCAATTGCTATGGGCTTCAGATCTCAGTTTAATGCACCTGAGATGAGTTCAAAAGGCCAAAATACGGTGGTAACTCATAGAGAGTATGTTGCAGATATTAATGCATCTATTAATTTCTCTGTGGTATCCGCCTTTGCGATAAATCCTGGTGTTAGTCAAAGTTTTCCTTGGCTATCACAGGTCGCACAACGTTTTGAGAAATATCGTTTTCGCAAATTGCGTTATGCCTTTGAAACAACTTCACCAACTAATAAACAAGGTTCACTTATGTTAGTACCTGATTTTGATGCGGAAGATCCTGCACCAATTTCTAAAACTCAAGCTTTATCATATAAGTCTTCTGTTAGAACCCAGATTTGGGAACGTATCACTTTAGAAGTGAAACAAGAAGATTTAAGAGCTTTACCACAATATTATATTCGTGGTGGATCACTCAGTGGTTCATACGATATAAAAACATATGATGTAGGAAACTTATTTGTATGTTTCTCTGGTGGTGATGATAATTCCGTTGCAGGTGAACTTTGGGTAGAATATGAAATCGAGCTGATTGCTCCAAATATTCAACCTGATAATCTTATAACTGGTCCCGGCCTCTACATAAGTGGAGGTGGAACTTTTTCCAATTCTTCATTATTTGGAACAGATCCTTCTGTTTTAAAGAATGGAGTAGGTTATTCGATTAATCCTGATGGTTCCTTACTGACATTCATAGATAACTTTATCGGTATGATTGTCGTTAGAATAGTTGGTGCATCAGCTGATGAGCCTCAAACCTTTACACTTGAAGGTTCAGCTACATTAAACACTCAATGTCAAACAATTGACACTTCTGAGTTCCAAAGTACTGGAATGATCTTTGTTAATGCAAGTGCTGGTCAAACTTTCGGTTTGGCTAATATTTGTGTTACTGCTCCAGTAACAACTCAAATTTGGATAGGTTCTTATAATTATCTTATTCTTTCATAGAGTACGAAAGTTAAACAACCATCTCTCACAACACGTGAGTATCCGGTTCTTCTTGGAGCTTTAAGGTCTCTCCCGAAAGGGAGGGCTCCTTCAGTGGAGTACCTTATTGCACTTGAACCAAG